CAAGAGGGGAGTCTATGGTCTTTTGACTAATCCACAGGAACAAGCAGAAAGAGCTGCACAAAGCCTATTGCAAAGCAGAGCAGAAAGACAGGCTCTAATGGCTAGGACTTTTGCTAATCCTGATAGACCGTTCCAAGTAACAGATCAGGCTGGTTTGGCTCAATTGGGTACAGATGTTTTAACAGGTGAGCTAGGAATAGCACCAGTAGGTATGACAGCTTGGCATGGTAGCCCACACAATATCCTAGGTAAATTTGATATTTCTAAGGTAGGAACTGGAGAAGGCGCACAGGCTTATGGTCATGGGATGTATTTTGCTGAAGCCAAGGGAACAGGTGAACAATATGCAAAAGGTTTAAGTTACCCAGATATAAAGTTTATGGGAGAACCTATTGGTAGAGAAAATAGAACCTTAAAACCTGTAAAAGAATGGGCTAATTATAATAATTTACCAACAGAACAAAAAAATCTACTTTTAGAGGCATATTACTCTGGTAAATCTCCTATTGATTGGTTAGAGCAGACATCAAAAATTGGTGGAGAAAACAATTTAAGAGCAAAAAATGCTAAAGAATTATTAGGGAATTTTGAAAGTGCTGGGTTTTTATATAAAGTAGATATTCCTGATGAATATGTACCTAAGATGTTGGATTATGACAAACCATTAAGCCAACAACCGAAAAATGTATTAGATAGCCTTAAAAAGTTAAATGACCCATATATTAACGAAGCATTAACTACAAAGCCAAAACTTAGTGATGATGGAGAGTATTGGACTTATATGGGAAATACCTATGCAACTAAGCAAGAAGCATTGGAAGATGTAACTGGACAAAGATTGATTTCTGGATATACAAACATAGCTAAAAATCCTCAAGAATTAAGTAGTGTTTTAAATTCTGTTGGAATCAAAGGTGTTAAGTATTTAGACCAAGATAGCAGAATGATTGGTAATGGAACTTCTAACTTTGTAGTCTTTGACCCTACAGATGTAAAGATACTAGAAAGAAACAGCCAACCAGTAGAAGGTTTGCTAGATTAGTAAAACTGTTGTATATTTGCAACATCATCAACCAATAACCGTTTGGATTGGAATGGAAAACAGTAGCGAAAACAACAATTTGCCTATTGAAACAAAATCTGTAGGCGCACCCAAAGGCAATGATAATGCTAGGAAGGGTAGATTATTCTTTGACCAGCTTAGAAAAGAGCTAGTCCAAGAGGATGCAATCAAATTAAGAATGATTGCTAAGAAGCTAGTAGAGGCTGCTCAAGATGGAGAGCCTTGGGCTGTAAAAGAAATCATGGATCGAGTAGATGGTAAAGCTATTCAAGTTACAGAGATGTCTGGCTTGGATGGTGGAGCAATCGAGACAGTAACTAGCATCAATATCAATTTAAAGAAGCCTGAATGAGTGAACTCAATCTAGAGTTACCAGAGAAGATGAGCTTCTTGTTTGAGCCACACAGATACAAGGTGGCTTATGGTGGTCGAGGTTCAGGAAAGTCTTGGGGTGCTGCCATAGCTTTATTAGCTTTAGGCGCACAGAAGCCATTAAGAATACTATGTGCTCGAGAGTTTCAGAACTCTATTAGCGACTCGGTTCATGCCTTGTTAGCAGATCAGATTAGAAAGCTCAATCTAGAGTCATTCTATGAGGTACAGAACACAGCGATTTATGGCAAGAATGGGACAGAGTTCTTGTTCGCAGGTCTGAAGCACAATGTCACAAAGATTAAGTCTTTTGAAGGTGTTGATGTCTGTTGGGTAGAAGAAGCACAGACTACTTCTAAGTCTAGTTGGGATGTATTGATTCCCACAATCCGTAAAGAGAACTCAGAGATTTGGATTACCTTCAACCCTGAGTTAGATACAGACGAGACTTACAAGCGGTTTGTAGTAGTGCCACCGAGCAATGCCAAAGTAGTTAAAGTTAATTACTCTGACAATCCTTGGTTTCCTAAAGTCTTAAGAGACGAGATGGAAGATCTAAAGTCTAGGGATGTAGATGCCTACCTGAATGTTTGGGAAGGTAATACAAGACAGGTTCTAGATGGCGCAGTCTATGCCAATGAGCTAAGAAAAGCTCAAGAAGATAACAGAATTAAGGATGTGCAAGTAGATAAATCAATCCCTGTAAGCACCTTTTGGGACTTAGGATGGGCTGATATGACATCTATTTGGTTTGTTCAGACAGTATCAGGTGGAGAGGTCAGAATCATAGACTTTTACCAAGACTGTCAAAAACCGATTGACCATTATGTGCAAGTGCTTCAGAATAAGGGGTATACCTACAGGGATCATTGGTTACCTCATGATGCAGAACACAAGAATATGACAGGTCGAAGCACTAAAGAGATTATTGAAGGCATGGGATTACCAGTTAGGATTACTCCTAAACTGTCCATTGCTGATGGTATCAATGCAGCTAGAATGTTAATGAACAGATGCTACTTTGACCAGAACAGATGTGCTGAAGGCTTGCAAGCATTAAGACATTACAGATATGCTGTAGACCCTGATACCAAGATGTTTAGTGATAAACCATTGCATGACCAGCACTCCCATGCTGCTGATGCTTGGCGGTATGTTGCAGTAGGGCTTGATGAGAAGCCTAATGAATGGAACAGGTCAATTAAGATTAATACAAAGTGGATCGTATAAAATGAACCAAGAAACCCTTAAAGGCATACTAGAAGCTGAGATTGATAACTCTCTAGGATATATTCAAACAGAAACTACTGACGAGAGAACAAGAGCTCTTGAATACTACAATCGTGACCCTTATGGTAACGAAGTAGAGGGTAGATCTCAGATTGTTACTGGTGAAGTAGCCGAGGTAGTTGATGGTGCATTGCCACAATTACTAAGGGTTTTCACTCAGTCAGACGAGATGGTTCGATTTGAGCCTAGAAGTGCTGGTGATGAGGAGAAGGCTAAACAGGCTACCGAGTATGTCAATTGGGTACTAAACCATGATAACTCAGGTGTAATTCTGTTCCATAACTGGTTCAAGGATGCCTTGCTACAGAAGAACGGTATCGTCAAGGTTTACTGGGATGAGCAGACTGATGTAACAAAAGAGAAGTATCAGGATCTTAATGAAGAAGAATTAACCATGCTTTTGGCAGACCCAGAAGTAGAGGTGGTTAATCAAGAGATGGTAGAAGTATCTCCTGCAAGTTTAGACCCAATGACAGGTATGCCTATTCCACCTGTGTTTTCATACAGCGTTAAGCTAAAGCGCACTAAGAAGAATGGCAAGGTCATTGTTGAGAATGTCCCACCAGAGGAGTTCTTAATCTCTAAGAGAGCTCGCACTATTGCTGATGCTCCTTTTGTAGCCCACAGAAAGCTAACAACTCGAAGCGAGTTAGTGGCTATGGGCTTTGATAAGAATATAGTTGAAAACCTACCGTCTTATTCAGATTTAACCTATTCTGAAGAAAGAGTAGCTCGATTCCCTAGAGGTGAGATGCCTGATGAGCAGTCAAGCCTAGACCATTCTATGCAAGATGTAGAGGTTATGGAGTGCTACTTAAAGGTAGATATGGACAATGACGGTATTGCAGAGCTCCGCAAGATTGTCTATGCAGGTTCAGAGATTCTAGACAATGAGGAAGTGGACTTTGTACCATTTGCCTCAATCTGCCCTATTCCTATGCCACACAAGTTCTTTGGTCATAGCTTGGCAGACAGAGCAACAGACTTGCAATTGATTAAGTCTACAGTTACTCGCCAGATCCTAGACAACCTTTACCTTACAAACAATGCTCGCATGGGTGTTGTTGAAGGTCAAGTAAACCTAGACGATATGTTATCCGTTACAGCAGGTGGGGTAGTTCGCATTAAGAACCCTAATGCTATTGTTCCATTGACAGTACCATTGAGTGCAGCTCAGTCATTCCCAATGTTGCAGTATCTAGACCAAGTTCAGTCTAAGCGCACAGGTGTGAATGATGCTCAACAGGGCTTAGATCCTAATATCCTACAAAACACTACTGCTACAGCAGTCGCAGCAATGCAGTCAGCAGCAGCAGGTAAGATTGAGCTAATTGCTAGAGTATTTGCTGAAACAGGTGTAAAAGACCTATTTGAGAAGATTCTTCATCTTTTATGCAAGTACCAAGATAAGGCTAGAATTATCCGATTGAGAGGAAAGTATGTCTCTATCGACCCAAGAGAATGGGTGAATGGCTTTGACATCTCAATCAATGTTGGTCTTGGAACTGGTAACAAACAAGAGCAAATGGCTATGGTGGCTATGGTTCTACAAAAGCAAGAGCAGATTCTCCAGAGTCAAGGCTTAAACAATCCATTGGTAACCATTACTCAGTATCGTCAGACATTGGGTAGGTTCATTGAAGCTGCTGGCTATAAGGATTCAAGCGAGTTCTTCAAGGAGATTCCACCAGAGTTAGAGCAAGCCATTGCCAACCCACAACCACAGCAAGCTCCTGTAGATCCTGCGGTTCAGGCTTATATGGCTCAAGCCCAAGCTCAGATGCAGATTGACCAAGCTAAGGCACAGCAAGAAATGCAGTTAGCACAGCAGAAAGCAGAAGCGGACTTAGTATTGCAACAGCAAAAAGCCCAAGCAGAGATTCAATTGAAGCGAGAGAAGGCAATGGCTGACTTAGAGCTAAAGACTGCTGAGTTCCAAGCTGAAGCCCAATTAAAGGCTATGCAAGTTGGCGCACAATTAACTAATACTCCTAATATTCCTAATTTATGAACAAATCGGAAAGAGCCAGAGTATTTTTAAATGACGAGTTTTTCATGGAGCTTGTGGAAAACCAAAAACTGTTGTATAAAAACAACATATTTAATAGTTTAGAAGATGATATTGAACTGAGAGAGAAGTCTCTTATTAAATACAGGGCTATTGAAGAACTCTTATCTAGTATCCAAGCTATCGCAGACGATAAGCAGATTAAAGATAAGAAATGGAAAATTTTGTAAACAACCGAAAGGTAAAAAATGAGTGAAAACACCAATCCGCAAGGAAGTGTAACTGTAGGTCAAGCAGCTAATGCATTTTTGTCTTTGATGGACTCACCTACTGAGGAAGCGAAAGCTCAACCAGAGGTAGACCAGCAAGAGCAAGAATCTGAGGAAGTTGAATATTCAGCAGAATCAGAGGAAAGCTCAGAGGACTACACAGATGAAAATGCAGAAGAAACTGAATACCAAGAAGAAGAAACCCAAGAACCACAGCGATTCAAAGTCAAAGTAGACAATGAGGAGATTG